CAATACCTACAGCCCAGTTAATACAGTTGTCTATGAACTCTTGCTTCTTATAGACTAGCTCACGTTGTTCTTTACGTTGTTGTGCTTCTATTCGTACTATCTCGTCCCAAGCACTAGGGCCATACGTCCAAGAGATGTGTGCCTTAAGCTCCTCTCGCATTTCCTTTAGCTTCTGCTTCTGTGACCATATCTCCAGTGCGTTAGATTGGTTATCACTAAACATCTTGTACATAGGAGGGTTCTTAGCTTTGTCCTCTAAGAAGTCTAAGTCACTTACAGCTTTAGACCATTGAGATACTGCGCCAGTCATAGCACTAATCTCACGGCCTACAGATACAGCCTTCTTAATCCCGTTGTAGGCTGTAGTAGCAGCCGCCATAGCTGTAAATGGATCAATCATCCCACTATTGACCCCTGTTTGCCATAGCTTCCACTGCGTTACGAATAGCTTTTATGTTCTCATCAATCCTAGCCATAGACACAGCCTGAGTATTAACAGCGGATTCAAGTCTTGTGATACGAGATTGTGTTTCCATGATGTCGTCACGATTACTTTCGATGTCCGACATCATCATTGATACAGTCCACACTATAGCTGCACCCTGAGTAATTAGACCTAAGATTAACCCTATAGATAAATTATTGTTAATCACATCTTTGCTCATGGGTACGTCTTTCGGTCAAGTTCAAAGTGAGGTGCATCGTAGAAGCTCTTCCAGTCACCACCCCATACGATAGGAATTTCGAGATCTTCAGCCGCTTCTTTCATAGCTTCAGCCATAAGCTCAAAGCGTTCTAGGTCTTCCCAATCGACAGGATAAGGAACCATGTCTACAGCATGACCTGTGATGTGTCGTGAGTTCAAGGTAGTTGACTTACCAGCTTTGAGTAGCTCTCGTTGACGGTTAATGTGACGGATACCTTCGATGACTGTAAAATCAACCTCAGTAATCTCAATGGCTCTCTTAACTACAGCGACCATATCAGGGTTAACTCCTGACAAGTTCTGTAGGCTGCGTGTTCCAAGTTTGTATGACATTAGTGTATCCTTATTCTGGTTTAGTAGGCCATGTTGGATTGGCAGGGTCTTCGGTGTTATTTGGTAGATCTCTTAGCTGCTGACGGTAAGTGGCCCATGCAGCTTGATCGACGGGTGCATCAGATACTTGCGTCCAGTCGGATGACTTTAACAGCAAATCCCTCTGTGACCTTAATTCGTCCATTAGCCTGTCGTTATATTCAACAAGGGCGTCACCACTGACAGGGGATACAACCCCTCCAATCAGCATTGTATCTTTACCATGCGACCCCTCAATCACTTGCTGATTATCTGCCAGTAAGGGGACATCACTTTCATAGGTGCAATTTACATGACCTAACCAGCAACCGCTTGAGTCGTATATTGTATATTCCATGTTACGCCTTAAATGTTATAAGTGAACAGGCTATTGTATAATTCAAAGTACCGCCGTTCCCAAGGGTTACGTTGAAGCCCATGTTGCCGCTAGAGGAAGTCGCCGTAGCCGTGCAGGTATTTGAATAGAAGGCTGTGTTTTCTGTAAACCCACCAATGCTTTGGGTGTGAGCTAAAGTCACGTTAGAACCTGTTGGCGTTAATGCACATGATGAGTTTTCTCTTGAGTTTTGAAATGTCCCATGTATCACGCAGAGCATACTTGAGCCAACAGTTACACCGCTGAAGGAAACATTTACAGTCAAGGTCTGGTTGGTGCTGCTACTTACAGCAGTAGTCCCGGCCACACCAATCCCCGGCAATCTTGCCACATCCAATGTACCAGCGGTAATCTTGTCTGCGGCTATGTTGCTAATCTTAGCGTTGGTTATGATAGCATCATTGATCTGCGCTGAGCTAGTAATAATACCGGATGCAGCGATCAGGCCGCCTGTTATGGTATTCGCACTTATCTTATCGCCAGTAATAACCCCGGCTTGTATGGCCGCAGCGTAAATACTATTAGCAGCAATAGCGTTGGCCCCAACAGCATTCGCGCTGATCTTGCCAGCTATAATCGCATCATCAGCAATTTGGGCTGTGTCAATCACACCATTAGGTATCTGAGATTGAGCAATGCTGCCCTGCAAGTCACCGAAGCTCTCAGCACCACCAACGACTTGCTCCCAAGCGGAACCTGTCCACTGGTACAGCTTACCATCAGTACGATTAAATACCTTTTGACCTTCAAAGCTACCAGATGGCGGGAGTGACGTAACGTCCTCAATGGCATAAAGATTTTGCTCAGTGAACAGACTGTAAACACCATTCTCGAAATCAGGGTCATCTATGAAGGTAGTGGTGGCAGATACCCCAGATGTAAACGCCGATTTATTATCACTGTAATCGACGGACTTTAAGAAGTAGTATTTCGTCTGATCCACATTCAAGTTTGATCTTATGAACTCACTACCACCGGAGACGCCAACAAGAGAAGCACCCGAAGTTGTATTTGTGTCGTTCTCCCAAACCTCCACATGCTTTAAGTCAGCATCCGCTGGGTTTGTCCAGTTAATCGTAATGTATCTGAAGCCACCAGTAGCAGTAATGCTAGTAGGAAGACCGGGTGCTGTAGTGTCACCCCCTCCAGTGAAATTAACTGTAGTAAAAGCACCCTTAACACCGTTAATGCTTACAGCACGAACTCTAAATACATATTCAACGCCATCAACAAGGGGTGAGATTTCTATAGTTGTTTCTGGTGTTGTTGTGCTTGAATAACTACTGTCAACTAGGGCTTTCCACTGTATCTCGTAGAAAGATACAAAAGAGCTTACCGCAGCAGTCCACGACAGAATAGCAGAGTTAATGAACGTACCGTCACCTTGAATACGACCACCACCCGATGCAATTAAGTTGCTTACAGCTAGGCCACCGAAGGGATCAGGAAGGTTGGTATTGTCACGTTCATACGCTGCACCATCGTCTACTTCATCATAAACAGATTCGGCAGTTTCCCTTAGCGTAAGATTTACTTGTAGATCAAGTCCATCTGTAAGACCAAAGCCCCACGACAATACTTGGAACTCTTTGTTTACCCAACCAAACCGCTCGTTAGTAACACGGATATTGTCACCAACTTGTACTTGCATAGCGGTAAGGCCAAAAGCAGCCGTAACTGTAAGTTGCTGTCGGTTACTATCCAAGGCAATTCTTGCTATACGACGAGCCTCAATAGAGTTATCTGTAAACGGAAGGTCTACGTCAGCGATAGACTTTTGATTGTTATCTGCAATTACAGAAGCTGGGCTAGTAACTTCAGGGTAGTCAGTTGTTTGCCAGTTGCTCTCAGCACCACGGAATGTACCACGAACAGAATTAAAGTTATCTCTACGGGAGTGTCGTGTAGAAACATTAATTCCAGAACGTAGGTCATCCTCATTGAGGTCTAACACAGGTGTAGTCCAGTAGGCTGGCTTCATACGCCACTTACCCTGAGCATACCACAGAGTACCCCCCATAGAAGACAGGAGGTTGTCGATAGCCTCGTAAGGAGTTACGTTAGTAGTGAAAGCACCATTACAGGTATAACGTGTAGTACCAGCTTGTGTGTTGGTCTGGTTGCAGACACTAACAGCAGCATTAACTAGGGTGTCATCAATGTTTGCGGCAACTTCACCAAGTCCATATCCTGTTGAAGAAAGGTAATCACGAAGGCATAACGCAGGGTTATCAGACCAAGCAGTAGTTTCAGAGTTAGGATCGTAAACCTTCTTGCCTTTTACCTCTGCTGTAAATGTAGGGATACCATCAGGATATACATCAGCATCAAACTCCATACGCATATACATATAGGCAATGCCACGGAGCCTATGGTCAGAAGTCCAAAGACCGTCAGATTCAGAGACAAGATCACTATCGGCAGCTTGGTCAGGTGTACCCAGATGAAGGTTAATACGCAGTTTACCATCGTAACGAGCAGACGTAGTTGAGCCATCACTTGAGTAAACAAGTGGTACGTTACCGTCAGCATCAAGGTCAGCGACATCAATATACTCATCGTTAATGTAGATACGATCAAAAGAGTTAATCTCATGTCCAGACACAGCTACGATACGGTGTAGGTACTGGTTAGTATCACCAGTGGCCTCATCGTAGACAATAGCCCCACCAACACGAACCTTACCGTATATAATCTGATGGTCTAGTGCAGATCCTGCTGTATTGACCTGATACCCACGGTTAGCTCCAGAGATAGAGGGTCTAGGGGAAAGGGCCTTTAGTGCTAAACCCATAGCAAAGTTAAATGCAAAGGTAGCTAGGAAGCCAGTGAAGAGCATAGTACCTGCCACATAACTAACTGCGGTAGTCGCAAGTGCCGCCAGTGTTGTTATAGCCATAGTTAGACTCCCAAATACTTAGAGTAGACACGTTCTATTTTACTAAATTTTAGTCTATCTAGTAATTTATCGAAGGGTTGATGAACCTTAGTGTTGATTGTTAACACAGAA